TGATGATCCAGTTAATCAGAGGGTTCGAGAAATTCTTTGGGATAATTATATGCATCCTAAAAGAATAAATGAGACAATTATTTATCAAACTGATGATGGTAGGCCTTCTGGTGATTCAACAACAGCCGAGGGAAATTCTATGTATAATTATCAAATGTGGTATATTTATGCAACTGATGCTGTTGAAGGTTTAGGTATGAAAGTGGGCCAATTTTATGTTGTTTGTTATGGAGATGATGTTATTTTTTCTTGTGATGTTGAAGGTGTGACATGGAAAACGGCTGCTATATATTTTAAAAAAAAATTTAATTTAACTTTAACACATAGTTCTAAATCAGATTTTGTTGGTGAGGAAAAATTAACAAATGTCACATATCTTGGAAGAAGTTTTGTTAACATTGATGGTATTATGAGATGTCCTCTTGCTAAGAGTGTAGTTGAGCAAATTCCTTATTATATTAAGAGAACCTCAGACTTTGATGAAGCATTTGTTTCTTCCATAAGATCTTTCTTTATTGAGAGTAGCCATCATGGTGAAGCTTATTATGAACATAATAAGAAAGTGATTCTAGATGCAGTTCAAGAGCGTTTGGAATACCTCTATCCCGTTGTGAGAGATGATGCTTTTTATTATTGCTATTTTACTGAGATGTTCTATTCTAAAGGTCCTAAAGTTCCTGAAAAAGATATGGATTTTCTTATTCATGCATTTGATGAGCATGTCAATTTAAGGTTGGAAGCTAGTATGAACATGCCTGGTGATTTTGCTGAAACTATTGTGGAATTGAAACCAAATTTCCCTTTAGCATTAGGTTATATGGAGGATCAAGAAAACATGCCAAAAGTTTCTACAGATGCAACATTAATCCAAAAACCATATCAACAATTAAATATTCCACCAGAGAATATAGGAAATCAGTTAGAAAGAGAATATTTGATTAATACATTAGTTATTACTACTGCTATGGGTAGAGGAACAATTATTGCAGCACCTGTTCCCACTCAGTTATTTACGATAACTTTTGTATCTGATAAAATTTATGGATTTAAATGGTTTGAAGGAGGTACAGAGATTATTGTTGCTACCACAGCAAATCAATTCTTGCAAGGATCCATTATGGTTATTTACGTTCCAGATGAGAGAGCATTAGTAGGAGGAGCAGCTTTTTTAGCAAATACAAATATTGCATCTGGATTTGATCATTGTATATTGCCCATTGGTTCAAAAGGTAAGATCTCACTAAGTGTTCCATTTATTAATCAACGTAGAATCTTGAATTTAACAAATTATGATCCTATGGAGTTGGGCAATTTTTACATAATGATATTAGATCCCTTATTTGATTCTAGTGGATCCTCCCAAACTGCAACCTTACAGATTTACATGAGATTCGTGTCTCCAAAAATATATTTGCCCATGACAACAACCTCCAAACATTATTGTGATTTTGAGGAGGAGTTAAAAGAATGTGAAGAAATTCCCTTGAGGATGGAATCCGGTAAGGATAAGGAGGCTACAAGAAAAGGTGAAGCTGGAGTTATTAGTAGAGCCTTGGAATCATTTAAACCTCTTGCACCAATTTTCAAGTTCATGCCTGTTTCTGCTATGTCACAAATAGCCTATCAGGTGGGGTCCTCTATAATGAATTCTTCAGGTCAGTTTGGGTTATCCAAACCAACAGATATTCAACAAGGTGGAACGGTGTTAATTGATCCTACAGGTAGTATGAATTTTGCAAATGGAACAGATTGGACTAGAAAAGCTTCTGTATTTTCAGATAATGCCATTAGTACCACTCATGATTTTGCTGGAAAATCTGGAGATGAGATGCTCTTTGTCAATTACATATCTACACCCATGATTACTAACAATATAGATATAACAACTGCTTCAATTGGAACAACTTATAAGTTATCTGCGTGCTATTCTTATGAGAACTGTTATTTGGATAATGTTCGTCAGTTATTTGCTTATAGTAAGGGCTCTATTCGCTATCTTATTATTTTCAATTGTGGCAATTATACTAATGCTGAATTCATTGTTTGGTATAATCCAACTGGGTCAACTACTGTTGTTGATTGGCAAAAAACTTACCATGATACCATACAAGTATCTGGATTTACTGTTCATCCTTTTACTATTCCATATACCTCTGAGAATTGGGCTAACACAGTATCTAGTTCTGGTCAACTATTTTTAAGTGTTACAGCATGGAGTGCTTCCAACACACCTGCTCCTATAAATGTGCACGTTTTAAAAGCTGGTGCTTCAGATTGGCAATTTTATATGCCTTTAGATTGTAGGCTAACCACAGAATCTGGTACAACTACAGAATTTTTAGATGGATTTCGTATGGAGATGAATGTTAGAAAATTTTTTAAAGAGCAAGAATTTCCACAATTTCATCCTGGTATTACTGGTTTCACATTTGAGGGAGTGATTGTTGGTGAAAACGTAAGATCGTTTCAAGAATTGATAAAAAGAACCATGTTTGTTCATGGTGTTGATGCTCTCAGACACCAGTACACTATGAATCTTTTGGGAGAAGGTAGTCCAGCAGGACCAAATGCTTATACAGGGCTTATGGGTTATGCTCAATTTTTTATGTATTGGAGAGGTTCTGTTAGGTTGAAGTTTTTTAGACAAAATAATAATGATGAACAATCGCAATGTATGTTTTATCAGACTGCACCCTTAGGCAATCCTTCAACTATTAATATCCCTGGTATTGCTATAACCACACAAACTATCCCATTTTTGCAGTTGGAATGTCCCTTTTATTATAATCAGGCTTATTTTTCAACTACTACAAATATGGATAGGTCTAGAGCAAATGAATTTTCAAACCTGGCCATTATTTCAAATTTAACGTATTCACCAGTTAATTATTACAGGGCAGATAGTGCTGGTGATGATTTTACTTTTTTCGTTCAAAAACCTTGGCAAAGTGGTATGCATTTGGACCTTAATAATCCAGGCGATTCTCATGGTCTAGCAGGTTATTTAACGTTTATTACAGGTAATACTATGACATTAGAATCAAAGAGAGAGAAATCTCGACAGTCAACCATTAAGATGTCTCCGGATGAGAGTGAGTCTGAGTGGAATGATTTCGGAGTTAAAGAGTCTAGACCTTTAACAAGTGACCGAGCCAAATCTTTGGCACGTTTAGACACTAGAGAGACTGCGCCGGTTGTGATGATTTCACGACGCAGTTCCAGTAAAGTGGGGGAGCCCAACGGAAACCCATTTTCTGATTTAATTTAAACTTCTACTGAAGTTTTGATTTCCT